CGCTCAGCCAGTGCCCGTATTGGGTCACGCTCGGTGGCCATGTCGTTCTTGACGTAGCGGGTGAGTTGTTTGTCGATGAATTGGTTGGTTGCGCGCGCAGCGTCTCCTGGATCTGCTACCCACTGACGGGCTTTCTCGGGTGAACCCCAACGCTCAAGCTCAGCAGCGTATTTGTCAACGTACGGGTTCTTCAACCCCCGCAGCGCATCCTCCACAGACCCGCTCAGCCAGTTGCCGCCCGGAGCCTTGATGACCCCAGCTTGCTTGCTGAGGGTCGAAGGCACAGCCGCGTTCTTCGCAGCACGGGTCAGCGCCCCCGGAACAGCGGCAGCACCCCGGCTAACGCCTTTGGCCATGGTCCCAAGCCCGACCCCACCGAACAGCGAGCCAACATCGCCGACAGCTTCGTCGCCTTGCTGCTTCCCGCTCAACCACTCTTTGTAGAAGTCTGTGGTGGGCAGCGCTGGCGCTTTGTCTACATTGCCGCCGACCGCGTTGATACCCATGCGCGCCAGACCTTCAATGTCGCCGGGCATACCCGCTGTGCCCGCCAGCCAGCCCCGTGCGAGCGCTTGCATCGCGGAGCCTTCGAGCCGCAGGTCGCGGGCAGATTGGTTGGCCTTGCCTTGTTTGTGAGACATCTCACGGGCTAGCTTCTGTTGTTGGGTTTCAGCCATACGGGTTTGTCCTTTGTGAAGTGTCGACATGGTAGTCGCGCTCGTCGGGCTCTTCTTCCGGCACCACTGCAACTTCCAGCTGCCCGGTGTCCCGCAGGTGGAGTGTCGCTTGCGTCCAGCAATCCACCATCTCGTCGTGTTCGCCTGCTGGGAACTGCTCCAGCTGATCCAAGAACGGCTGAACCCACGTGCGCGGGCGACCTTTGTTCTTGGCAGACTCCAGCACCCAAAACACTCCCGACTCTAGCAGCGGGGTGCACATGTGGGCGCGGCTGATCTTGTCGGCCTTGCCGGGATTATAAGCAACGGCAGGGATATTGGAAAGGCGCAAGTCCTGCAGCAAGCTCTGTCCGGAGCCCTTTGCCTCGACCAGCACCACGTCGGCCTTGCGCGAAGGCTTCATCAAGTTGTTCTTCTCGCCGCCATAGCGCGCACCCCAGTCGTCCATGACACGCCTCTTGAGAGCCGGGTAGCCGAGGTGTTCGTTCCAACAGTCCAGCAGGAGCACCTGTCGTTGCCCTTCGAACTCGAAGATGCCCCACACACAACACCCTGTCGGGTCGCCGGTCGTCTTTTCTGTGAACGCGGTGTCGTAGCTCTGAACGATGTAAAACAGATCGGGCAGTTGCTTGCTGGACGGCCACAGCCGGAAGTTGTCGGTCTTGATGATGCCGCCGCCAGCTGGAGAGGGGCGCTGCTGCAGTTGTCCGGCTGTGCCATAGCTGCCCAGCGTCTTCTCCAGCGACGACACAATGTCCTCCGGGAAGCGCTCGGGCCACAGCAGCTCGCCTTCATACGTGCGCGGGTCACGGAACCCGAGCGACGTGACAGAGCGGCGAGCGGGTTCGAACCGCATCGGCAGCATGAGGTGCTCCCAAACTCCCTTGTCCTTCAGCACGTGACCGGACAGATCGTTGTTGTGGAGCCGCTGCATAATGATGACAATGGCAGAGCTCTTGGGGTCGTTGAGCCGGGTGATGATGGCCTCGTCGTAGGTCGTCAAGGCGTTCTCGCGCTCAGCTTCCGAATGTGCGCCTTGCCTGTCGTGCGGGTCGTCGAGCAGCACTGTGTCGCCGCCGTCGCCCATCACGCCGCCTGTCATACCGAAGGCGATTCTGTATCCGTTTTTGTCGTTCTGGAACCGCACCTTCTGGTTCTGGTCGTCCGACATGCTGAAGCGTTCCCCAAAGTCTCGCTGGAAGAGCGGGGAGTTGATGAGGCGGCGCATCTTCAGGGAGTCACGGATGGCCAGCTTCTCAGCGTAGGAGCCGCAAAGCCACTGGTGTGAGGGGTCGTGCAGCCAAGTCCAAGCGGGCCACGCTACGCTCACCAGCGTGCTCTTAGACGTGCGGAATGGGACGTTGATCAGCAACCGGCGGATCTCGCCCCGGGTTACTGCCTCCAAGTGCTCAGCCATGGCATGCAAGTGCCAATTGTCGGCGAACGGGCGCAGACCCTCGACAGCAGGCCAACAGTAATCTCTGTAGAAGTTGAACAGCGACTTCTCGGCATCGTGCTTGCGCACGCGAGAAAGCAATGCGTGAATCTTGCGCAGCTCGGCGTCAGACTTGCCGGCTAGCGGGTCATTTTGCATGCTTCAGCATGGCGGCTAGTTCGAGCCGCACTTGGTCGATGGGTTGGGTGACTTCCATGGAGCCGCTGTGCACGGTCTCTATGCGGTCACCGTAGATCTTGGGCAGCATCTTGGCGAGCATCCACTTGCGGGTGTCGAGCCGCATGCGTTGGTGCGCTACCGCACCTGCGTCGGTTGTACCCATCGCGGTGGTGGGAATTGGCTCGTCGGCAATCTCGATCAGTTTGTCGGCCATGAGTTTGTATCCAGTTTCGCGCGCGCTCGCATATTGCGAACCGAAGGTGTCGGGGTGCTCATCCTTCCACTTCAAGATCCCGTTGGGCGTCGGTGCGTCGTACACCGCCTTGCAAGCCGCGTTCAAGCTCAAGCCATTTTCCAGATGCGCACAAATGTCGTCCATCACTTCTTGCCGCGTGCGTGAGCGTGGCTTCTTGGCATTGGTAGCCGCAGCAGACTCTTTCCTTTTCGTGGCCATGCCGCGTGATCCTTTTCAAAAAACAAACTGAAACATTATCGCTGCAAACCCACTATAAGCAAAATCCCAAATTCCGTCCCGAGAATCCCGAGATACCCGAATTACCCGAGTTTTCTTATTGTTGAATAATATCGTAATAAACCCCTAGTTTATCTGAAAAAGTTGAACAATGCTAATCTCAGGTATCTTGGGCTATCTCGGGATCAGGATACTAGAAACCCGAGTTTTCGACTTTTTTCAGCAAAGGCTTGGAAACTGATTGCGCGGCTAAAATATTTCCTCTTTCCTGCAAAATTCCCGAGAAATCGACCGAATCCACCATCAGTGACTGCTTCACGAAGGCCAACCGACTGCGATAAATTCCCCCATTAGAGCGGAAAATCCACCGATCCTGACCGTCCGGCGGCGCCACGCACAAGTACCCAGAACGCTGCAGTCGGTGCCCCAGCTTGCGCGGCGACTTGAGCATCCCGGCCACCTCGTCCCGGTTGTCGAACTGCCCCGACAGCAGTTCCGCCCCAAAGAACGCATCCGGATTGCCCAAGTTCTCCAATGCAAATGTCACCCCATCCTCGGGCGCTGCCCATGTATTGGCGACCGACTGCCAGCCGAGCGTCTTGGTGACTTGCGCCTTGGGACGGAACTCGGACAGGTCTCTGACCGCCAGCCACGCCGCTATGTGAGCAGCGCCGCCAGTCTCCATCCAGCCGAACAGCCTGAAGAAGTAGTCGGGGTCCCCCGCGGTTTCGTGCCACTTGCTTTCCAGCGACGAGTGCATGATGAACATGCGGCGGTCCTCGGGCGGGATGTACATCGCCATCCAGTCGTTGGTCGTTATGAACACGCGCAACACATTGATGATGTAGCGCAGCTTTTTGTGTTTGTCGTTCAGCGGCAGCGTGTCCGGCGGCGCAACGATCATCGGCTTCAAAATGTTGTACATCGAGCTCGCATGGAACTCGTCCTTGCTGGGGCGCACCTCGTCGACCACCAACATGAGCGTTTGGAGCCACGGCTTGTAGTCGCTGAACAGCTGGTCGGGGTCGATGCCCTTGGCGTTCCAGCTGCCGATTGCGGCCTTGATGGGCCAAAGAGCAGCATCCTTACCAATGCCCTGTGTACCGCTCAGCACGATCGCGGCGTTGCACTTCTCTTCCGGGCGCTGCACCATGTGGGCGCAATAGTCGAAGAAGAACTCGTGCTCCTTTTTGTTGGGCCAAAGTTTCTTTATGTGCTCCACCCAAGGCGTCGCTTCCTCCGGATTGCCCACAGCGACCGGGGCTGGTCGGTACTGGTTGTAGACCCGTCGCCCCTGTGCCGGGAAGAACCCATCCCCGTTGATAAACCAGTCCTCAATAATCTGGGGTCGCCCGGGCCACCAAGTGCTCGCCTCGACGAACTGGTTCAACTCCACACGCATGATGTCGCGGCTGGGCGGTATGAGCCGCTCTTTGCGCTTGCGGGGGCGACCGTTGGCACCGGGTTGGCTGGCTTCCTCGTCCACTTCCACGCGCCAAAACTCCTGCGGTATTGAAGCGTCCACCGCCTTGTCGGTGTGCATCGAGATGTCTTGTGTGTCCCAGTAGGCTTCCTGCGACTTGTCGTAAACATAATCCTCTGGCCGCGCCAACCGCCTAGCGCCACTTTGTTGTTGCAGGAGCATCGCCTCACGCGCAGCTGTGCGCTCTTCGATTGTCGACATCGGTTTATTCCTTGTTGTTGGGTTTTTGTCGTTGCGGCAGCGGCGTCCATCCGGTGAACCCGGAGACGTTGTCCGACGACACTTGCCCATGAACGGCCACGCCGCCCCGGGTCAGGAGTTGCAGCTTCACGCCCCGGGGCGCGTCTTGCATGGGGAGCCAAAAGTAATCTGTCGCGACGGCAACGTGCGCGTCGGAGTTGAGTTTGTAGCTGTTCATTTCAAAGTCTTGTTCCGTGCCACCAGTTCCGCTCTGCGTTGTGCAGACCAGATCGGGTCGGCCCAAAGCTCCTTTGCGCGCTTTTTCGCAGCAACCTTCCTCTCCGGATTGCGCCATTCCTCTTCCGCCTTCGCTTTGGACTGGAGTCTTCGGTGTGCTGCGCCATTAGAAATTTTTGTCGCAGCGCTGAGCTTTGTTTTAAATCCTGGGTCCGTTGCGCGTCGGCGCATTGCGTCGGATATCTTCGCTTTTGTCTCTTCGCTCTTCTTGCGGCCCTTTGTCGCAGCGCTGATCTTTGCCTTTGTCTCTTCGCTGGCTTTCCGACCTTTGTGCACAGCGATCATGCGCGCCTTGAATTTCGGGTCTTTCATCTGCCTCTTCGCGGCAGCGCTGACAGCGGCCCTGTGAGCCGGGCTGACTTCTGCGCCACAAACGCCAGGTCCTCCCTCTGTCCTGTTGCAAAGGGCGAGCTTCATGTCTTTGAAGCAGGCTATCAGCAATTTTTCGTGCTCATACGCCTCGCTCTCGGTCGGCCACCTGGCGGCGATGTGTACTGTGTGCCCGGCCTTCGCGACAACGCGCATCCAGTGGACGCCGTGCTGCATGACCCATGCACGCTTGCCTTTGCCTTTTCCGACATAAAACACCGCGCCAGTGTCGTTTCTGGTGTGAAAATACGTGTAATATTCCATGATGGCATCCAAATATTTAGATGCCGATTATCGGTTGCATTCCTGTGTCCGCAGACGCCGCGTCCTCCAGCTCCTCAGCCGCCTGTTCGCTGATCCATTCTGTGAGATCTTTCCACCCCAAATTTACACAGTGGCCGTGGTTGCACTTTAGCGCTCCGTAATATTCATTCTCCGGCGCTGGCTCGCGTATGGCACAACCGTTGTCTACTCCGCCTGTGTGCTCTGAAAGATTGAAGCACTTCATTTCTATCCAGCCGCTCGGGTCCGGCTCGTCGCGCTTCAACATCCCGCGCTGCTCCAGAAACTTGTATGCCGCCATGAAGGCGCGGTTCCGCTCCTGAGCGACTGCGCTGTGCAGCTTTGTTGCGGTTTCCCTGCGCCCGTTGATCTTCAGCGAGAACCCCGCCAAGAGCTCGTCCAACGTGAACCGGCGGTCCGACAAGTCGCGCATGGCCACCTGCCACCCGTTGTAGGCGGGCTTGCCGTTCCAAAAGCCCGGGATGCGCCCCACCCGCGTCACGCCAGACATGCCCGGATCGGACCCGAGGAGCTTGCCGGAGATGAAGGCTCGTATCACCCCGTCGAACTTTGCCGCGTCCCGCTCGGGCTCGCTCAGGAAGTACCACCACTGCTCGTTGCCCGGAGAAGTCTCCACCCGGCAGCTGGGCGGCACACCGGCCACGAGTGCGGGGTCCACCTTTGTGCCCACGTCGTCCACCATCAGCGCCCGCCCCGCCGCAAACGTCTCTCCTCTGCGGCGCCAAGACCCATCAGGAGCCTGCCGGAACGTGGCTACGGTGGCATAGGCGTTGGCTTTGGGGCCGTAGGGTATCTTCATGCCCGGGACCCACCCCCGTGGGCGCCATGCGCTCGGACCAGCTTGCGCCGGGTCGCCGGGGAACCCACACAGAATCAGCATCTCGTCGTATGGCAGCTTTTCAGCGCACAACGCCAACAGAAATTCATTCGCCTCACTCACAATTTATCCTTTCTTGGCTGCAAAGCGGCAATTCTCGGGTCTTCTCGGGATCGCCCAGAAAAAATATTTTTGTCGGAGATGGTATTTCTGCTTTTCTTGGCGCATAATTCGTCCAAGCAAGCAAATTAATGTTTGCCTTCAGAAAGGAAAATTGATCATGACCCGTGTTACCAACCGATTCGAACGTGGCTCTGCTGTTTACGCCTGCCGCACCTGCGGTCGCAACACCCGCTCCACCGGACGCGGCGACAATGAAGGTGTCCTCCTTTGTGAAGAGTGCTACGACTTGGGCGGAGAAGAGAACCACCTGAGCGACAACGGCGGCGAATTTTACAGCTCGCCAACAGAGGTCCTGAACATGATCGCCGCTGTCGGCTCCAAGGGCGGCGACGCCTCTGTGTGGGACGACCTGAAGGCGCGTGCCACAGCAGCATACAACCCAGAATACAACAATTCGTCGTCGGCAGGATTGTTGGTCGAAGAAGCCGACAAAGCACCCGTAAAATCCAACTCCCAATCAACTTCAAAGGCAACAACCATGTCCACAATCACAATTCACTCCGTCACAAAAGCCAACGTCTCCGAGCTCAACTCCAAGGACCTGCTGGCGCTGTTCAACGCACACGCCCCGAAAGCGGTGGCCAAGTTCGCCGACCGCAAAACCGCCGAAGCGCGCTTGCTGAAGCTGGCCGCAGAGGTGGCCGAGTCCTCGCTGGACGGCACAATCCAAGCTGCCAAGGCTGCAAAGGTCGCCGCAAAAGCTGCTGCAAAAGCCCCGGCCAAGAAGGTCGCCGTTGCGAAGGAACCCAAAGCCCCTCGCGCCCCCAAGGAACCCAAGGTCGCCGTCAGCCGCTCCGACGCCATCGCCCAGAGCTGGACCAACCCCGCCACCAAGGCCAAGCGCTCCGAACGCAGCCACGTGGTCGTCGACAAAGTCGAGTACCGCTCGGTACTGCAGGCGTTCGAGGAGTTGGGCTTGGACGTCAAAAAGCACATCGCCTTCCGACTGCAACTGAAGGCGTCCGAGGGTGGCAAGTTGGCCTTCGCCGGTAAAGTCTTCAAGCTTGTCGCGGCTGGCTCGATCGAGTAAACTCCCTCTCCTACCCGGGCACCAGCGGCCCGGGCTCTCGTAAACTCAGAAAGGAAAATTGAACCATGACCACCCAAAAGCCCCTCTTCGAACACACCACCTGCCCGCGCTGTGGCGGCAGCGGCAACTACAGCTTCAACCTGATGCACGGCAGCCGCTGCTACGGCTGCTACGGCAGCGGCTACAAACTGACCAAGCGCGACAAAGCCCAGAGCAACAGCTACCGACAAGGTTTTGTGTTGTCGGTTTGCCGCTCACTGCAAGCCCTCACAGAACAAAAGAACGAAGAGCAGCAAGCCGCTAGCAACGGTCGCGAGCTGGTCCTCATCAAGATGCAGGCCGTCACCGCCCAGTTTGGCGAAGCGCGCTACGGCACCAAGAAGCACGCCATCAGCGACACCGGCGCTTTTGCGGCCGGGAAGGTGGATGGACGCAAGGTCGCCGTTGACCGGCGCGCGGTCGGCAACAACCCACAAACAACACGGAGAATCGCAGCATGATGAACGTCCCCCAAACCCTGCGCTTTGTCGCGGAGAATTACCCTGTGCGCTGGGAGAATCTGTCCGACAGCGAGCGCAAGGTGTGTCTGGAGAAAATGGGCTTTGCGGTCGGGGCGCTGACTCAGCGTGATCGCGCAGCGCCAGAGTTGCGGCAAGCGTTGACGGATCTGGCGGCGCAAGCTGCCCCGCAAACCGTGCGCGCTGTGTCGCTGCTGAAGATGGCGGACCTCGTCGAGCATCGCGCTTCTGCGCCTGCCGCGCCTGTGCCGCCCCGGACCTTCGGTTACTTGCTGGATCCGGAACCCTTCAGCGGCAAGGGCTTGTGGGGTCCGGTGCGCGCTGGCGCAGACGACCACCAGCGCTGCCCGACCCGTGGAATAAGGACCTGACCCGCGCTCAGGCATAATAACCAACTCAACCAGAAAGGATACCGCGACATGAGTGAAAAAATAATCCGCACACCTGCCCAGATCCCCGGGGCAACGCTGGAGTGTTTGTTGCTCTCCTACAACGAACTCACAGGGCGTCCGATAAAGCGCTTTGCAGACCGGGCCACCGCTGAACGCCGACTGGAGATGGCGATGCTGGCTGCGCAAGACGCCACAGCGCACGCCGGGGTCCCCAAGGGCACCACCGTCATCGTCCCCAAGACCGCAGCAGAGCTCGGGCTCGAGACCGTCGGCACCGAGGGCGACGAAGAGCAAGAAGCCCCTTCCCCAAGGCACTGCTCGCCGGATTGGCCCGGCATGGTGCAGAACCTCGCCAGCGGTGAGTGTGCACCGACGATGAATGCGCCAGACCGAGAACCCAAGCCGCAGCGCAGCCGTTACACAATGGTCCGCGCCAAGGTTGGCGGCGGCACGAGCCGGTTGCAACCCAACTCAGTGCGCAACGCGGTGATGCAAGCTATTTTGGCCTGCGGACCCGCTGGCGCCGCGATGGTGGATCTGGACCTGAAGTTTCCCCCGGCTGCACGCGGCCATGTTCAAAAACTATTGGCCTCTGGCCACGTGGAGTGTTTCAATGAGTAATTCCCCCATAATCGTCGGCGCTGGTCTTGCAGGCCTGTTAGCGGCCCACGCATGGCCAAGTTTCCCGGTGGTCGAAGCCGCCCCCGAGCCGCGCGAGATGCACAAGGCTGTTTTGCGCTTCCGCAACGACTCGGTGAGCCGGTTGACGGGAGTCGAATTCAAGAAGGTCCGCGTCCGCAAGGGCATCTGGTCCGCGCACGCCTTCCGAGACCCGTCCATAAAGCTAGCCAACATGTATGCCAAGAAGGTGCTGGGGCGCTTGGTCGGGGAGCGCAGCATCTGGAACCTGGAAGCCGCAGACCGGTTCATCGCGCCGCACGACTTCTACGAGCAGCTGATTGACGCCACACGCGACCGAGTGACGTGGGGCTTGCCGGTGGATTACAAGGTGTCGGGGCGCAAGATCAGCACCGCGCCGCTACCCGTCGTGCTCAGCTCGCTGAAAAGCGTTCCGACCGTGCCCGCAACGCTCGCATTCCAGCGCTCTCCAATTCAGGTGGTCCGCGCCACTGTGCCCGGGGCTGACGTATACCAGACTGTGTACTTTCCCGACGAGGACTGCCCGATGTACCGCGCCAGCATCACCGGCGACCAGCTCATCATGGAAGCCACCGTGGTCCCAGACCAAGACCCCTCCGCATGGGTGCAGCGTGCGCTAGTCAACGCTAGCCGCGCGTTCCACTTGCCGGACCTGGAGCTCCACAGCGCCAAGCCTCACGAACAAAAGTACGGCAAGATCGCGCCAATTGGCGACGCGATGCGCAAGAACATCATGTTCCTGTTGTCCCACGATTATGAGATCTATTCGCTGGGGCGCTTTGCGACGTGGCGCAACATATTGCTCGACGACGTGGTGGACGACATCGCCGCGATAAAGCGACTCATGCGTGCGAGCGCATACGAACTCAGGCAGCACCACTCATGATCTGCTGCTCCGTGGTCGTGGGATAATTGACCCCTGCGCACGGAGCGCTTAGAATTGAAACTTCAACAATAGAAAGGATAACGACTATGAAGGTCACACTCATCAGTCACACACAGGATGCAGCAACATTGCTGCTTTTCACAAAATCGACACGACTTTCGCTGTCGCCATCTCTGATGGAGGAAATCAGAGCGTGGTCGCCGGAGAAGCAAGCGCAAGAGATTGCGTATGCCGCCAAGACCATAAAGTCTAGCTGGGAGATGTTGGATCTGGTGTTTTTAATTGAAGGCGTCAGCAGGGCCACAGCGCAGCAAATGACGCGGACGCGCAACGCCAGCTATGCGATGCAATCTCAGCGCGTAACGGATGTGCGCGAAATGGGTGTGCACAGGCCGCACATAGCCTCTGTGAGCCTTGGCGAGAAGTACGACGCCGCTGTGCAATCGGCGCTCCAAAATTACTCTAAACTCGTTGACTCGGGACTGGTTTTGGAAGATGCACGCGGCGTGTTGCCGATGAACACGACATGCAATTTGGTCGCAAAGTACAACCTCAGAGCCTTCACCGATCTGGCAAAGGCCCGCGCATCTCTCCGGGCGCAAGGCGAGTACTCCGAGATCGCGCGAGAGATGCGCGCAGCCACGCTGGCGGTTTGGCCTTGGGCGGCACCATTCTTCGAGAGCGAGCATGAATTGGCCATCGGGATGCTGGAGGGGGTGGCCAAGGAAATCGGCATCACCACCGGCAAGGGTCCGGGTTGGGAGATCGCCAAGGCTGTCGACTTGTTGCGAAAGGCTTGATGATGGCTTGCCTTTATCAACTTACGTTTCCGAACGACAAGCGATACATCGGAATCACAACGCACACAGCGGAAGTTCGGGCGAGAGGACACAGGACGCTGGCGCGCTCGGGCGGAAAAACAGCAGTCTCTGCTGCGATTCGTCTGTACGGGGATTTCAAGGTCGAGACGCTGGTGGTGGCCGAAATAGACTATTTGCGTGACCTTGAAATAAAAGTGATAGCCGCATTCGGAACGCTTGCGCCGGATGGATACAACCTTGGTCTTGGCGGCGAAATTGCGCCAACATTGAATCCAGATGTTGCAGCAAAACACAAAGGCAACAAGCACGCATCCAGAGAAGGCAAGCCGAAAATAATTCGGTCGGAGGCATACATCAAGAAGTTGAGCGCATCCTTGAAGGGCAACAAAAACTCGCTTGGAAACGATCACGGAATCGGAAACAACAACGCGTCCGGAAAGCGCAACGCAGAGCAGGTCCAGCGAATCAAGGACGGCGTTGCAGCCGCAAAAGCGCGTCGCGCAAATTCAGAAAGCACATCATGAAAACATACGTAATATTCGACCTCGACAACTGCCTGTCGGACGACCGAGCGCGCATTCAGTTGATCGACTGGAGCGCAGAAACGCCTTCGGAAAAGTACAAAAAGTACCACGCTCGTTGTGGCGAGGACCCACGCGGCAACGCGGCGTGGTACGACATCTGGACCGACGAGAACCCTCACGAGCCAATTGTCCTCACCGCTCGCCCGGAGTCCGTTCGACAGGAAACTATGCGCTGGCTTGCGCGGCATTTCCCGACCTGTGTGCCTAAGATTGTGTTCATGCGCGACAACAGCGACCAGCGCCCCTCTGTCGAGGTAAAGCGCAATCAACTCCGCTGCCTGGAGCAGGTTTACGGCATTGGCACAAAACAGATTGTACGCGCCTTCGACGACCGTCCGGAGATTGTCGAGATGTACCAAAAACAAGGGATTCCGGCTTCTGTTCTGAAGATCCATGACATGTGCGCCTACAACCCGCCCAAGGTCGCGGCGACAGAGCAAGAGCTATTGGACCTCTCCGAGTTGACCCGTGCAAAGCCTCCAGTCGCGCCGACAGCGACACAAAATCCGGTCACAGCGGCAGACGTGCTGGGCGAAATGGCCAATACCTACCGCGAGCGCAACGCGGTGTATGGCGACAACTTCAAGATGGTCGCCAAGCTCATGGCGGTGCTCTTCCCCCAGGGGGTGCCGAGCGAGCTCGTGGTGCAGGACCAGTTCCATCTGTTCGAGTTGGTGCTCGTGAAGCTCTCTCGCTACGCCATCAGCGGCCTGACGCACATCGACTCCGCACACGACGCGGCGGTGTACTTTGCCATGTGCGAAGCAATCAATCTCAACAACCAAAAGGACCCAAAATGAATCTCAACAAAGTCGAAGTTGCCGCAGCAGTCGGAATGCTCGTGAACATCTGCCACAATGCCGCATTCGCAGCGGGTTGGTGGCATGACCGACCCAGCGGGTTGAATCTCAAGCGCCTCATCAACCAGCCAGAAGGTCCGCTGGAGCATCGCTTTGCCAAGGCGCTCGTGGCCGAAAAGATCTGTCTCCAGCACAGCGAACTTTCCGAAGCCATGGAAGGCCACCGCAAAGGGCTCATGGACGACAAGCTGCCGCACCGCCCAATGCTGGAGGTGGAGTTCGCAGACACCATCATCCGCATCCTCGACACAGCCGGGGCGATGGGTCTGGACGTCGGCGGCGCAATCGCCGAGAAGCTTGCGTTCAACGCGGTGCGCCCGGACCACAAGCCCGAGAATCGTGAAGCTGTTGGCGGAAAGGCATATTGATCATGAGCACCATCCTAATCACAGGCGCATGCGCCGGGCTCGGTCTCGCAATGACCGACGAACTAGCCCACAACGGGCATCGCGTAATCGCCTTCGACCGCAAGCTCGGGCACGATGTGCGTCAGCCAGAAATCACCTATGGCGACTGTCCAGAAATCGATGTCCTGATCAACTGCGCCGGGGTCAACATCACCGGATGGCTCGAGAAGTTTGAGGACACAGACTGGGACACCGTCATGAACATCAACGCCAAGGGCATCTTCAAGATGGCTCAATGGGCGCTGCCGCAGCTGCGCAAGTCACGCGGCACCATCCTCAATATCGTGTCCAACGCCTCTCACATGCCCATGACGACCAGTCTTGCGTACAACGCCAGCAAAGGCGCGGCCCACATCATGACGTTGCAGCTGGCTCGCGAGTTGACCAAGAAAGACGGCATCACCGTCTTCGGCATCAGCCCCAACAAGCTACGCGGCACCGAGATGAGCAAGGACATCGAAGAACAGGTCGTGCGACACCGCGGTTGGACGCCAGAGTTCGCCGCTGAGTACCAACGCAATGCTCTGTTGTGCGGCGAAGAAACCGACCCCGTGCAGCTGGCCGAGTTCGTCGCATACTTGTTACGCACCAAGAATCACCACAGATTCCTCACGGGATGCATCTTGCCTTACGGGGCTTAACTGGCTTTTGCTCCTCACTTGGTCAACGACAATTCTCATTGTGGACGCTGCCTTGTACAAACTCACTTTCGCATCGGGGAAATCTTATGTCGGAATCACGACAGAAGGCGTCAAAGCCAGAGTTGGCGGGCACAGGAAAGCGGCCCTCAAGCAGCAAAGTCGCCTTGCCGTTCATGCTGCTTGGAGGAAACACGGAGAGCCTTTTGCGGAAGTGATTTGCGAGGGTCTTTTGGAAGAGATTTTGATATTGGAGGTGATGGCGATAGCTCACTTTGGATGCAGAGTTCCGAATGGATACAACATCTCACTTGGAGGAGAATCGGCTCCATCTCAGTCGCCAGAGGCCAGAAAGAAGATTTCAGAAAACAACGGCATGAGAAAGCCCGGAGTCTCAGCGCAGCGCAGCGGTGAACATCACCACATGAAAACCCCAGAGCAAAGAGCGAGAGCGAGCGAGCAACAGAGACTCAAAAACAACATGGCCTCAGCCGCGTCAAGACTCAGGTCTTCTGAGAGCCACAAAGGAAAGGTCTCTCCGCGAAAGGGCGTTCTTCTTTCAGAAGAACAAGTCGAAAAACACAAGGCGTTCATGAAAGGAAGAGCACACACAAAGGGAAAGCGATGGAAGATAAACGAAGAAAAGCGACTAAAAATAAGCGCAATGCGCGCAACGATGTGGGCCAAGCGCCTTGGCACACCGTTCTCAACAATACCAAAGGAACAGAAAATGAATTTACGCTTCACAATTGAGCAAGTGGCTTTGTGCCCCAAAGATCCCGCAGCGGCCATCGAGCTGCTCTCCGCCATCGGATTGGACGACTGGGCGCGCGACCACGTCGTTGCCGTCGGCCCTGTCTACGGCGTTCCTGGCCGCAATGAAGCCGACCTCGCCTTCAACTACCAAGCCACCTCCGACAAGTCGCTGGAACTGGAGGTGCTGCATTACACGGAAGGACCAAACTGGATGACCGCCGAGGGGCGACCCAATTCTGCGAGCCACCTTGCGATGCACGTCACCAACCCCGAGCTGCACGACTGGATTGAACTGTTCAGCAAGCGCGGCATCCGCATCGCACAGTCCGTCTTCACCGAGAGCCACACCAACCCTGTGATCGCCGGCAAGCGCTCTTACAACTACGTGATCTTCGACACACGCGACATCCTGTCGATCGATCTGAAGTTCATCGTACGCCGCGACATCGCTCAGTGATCATGCTGCGCTGCGTTGTTTGCCGCTCTCGCCGCGCGACCTTTGTGTCGATGGCGGCTCACAGGGCTGCAGCGCAGCACCGGGGTCCTTGCAACTGCGGAGGCTATCCGTTCCCGCATCGCCCCGGTGCTGCTTGCTGCGAATCTAACCCTCGCGTGCGCGGCAACCGGGCGCGCAGAGAAGGTGCCAGCGACGAGGACTTGCTGGATGCGATGATTGATGACGCGCTGCTCTGTGAGCACAAACCCTGCAACCCAAAGGAGATCCCATTTTGACGACCGACCTAATCGTGTTCGACACAGAGACGACAGGGCTGCTCATGCACCCGAGTGCAGACATCAGCAAACAACCCCGTTGCATCGAATTCGGAGCTGTGCTGCTCAGCGCCACGACGGGCGAGATCCTCGACCGGCTATCGCTGCTCATCAACCCGGGCGTCCAAATTGAGCCGGTGATCACCAAGATCACCGGCATCACCAACGAACAGCTGGCCGATGCGCCGCCGTTCGCCGAGGTGTGGCCGCAGATCAGCGCCATGTTTGCGCGCGCAAAGTGCATGATGGCACACAACTTGCCATTCGACAAGTCAATTGTCGGCTACGAAGTCCAGCGGCTCGGGCTCACCGACTTTGTGTGGCCAGAGAACGGCATCTGCACTGTGGGACTTTACAAAGACATCTGGGGTCGCCGACCGAAGTTGCTGGAGCTGTACGAGCACCTGATGGACAAGCCGCTACACCAGACCCACAGGGCTCTCGAGGATGTCGAAGCGATGGTGGAATTTATTCAGAAAGAAGAATTATGGAAAATGGCCTGAACAAATCCCTCCCGCAGCTGAAAGTTCGCACAGAGTTCAGCTTCCGACAAGCCTTCGGCCCGGTCCAAAAGGTCGCCGATGCGCTGGTCGCGCTGGAGTGCCCAGCGGCAGGCATCGTCGACGGAGGGACTTGGGGTCATGTGCGCTGGCAAAAGGCTTTGGCAAAAACCAGCTGCAAGCCGCTATTCGGCACCGAACTCACCGTTGCCCAATCGGATGGTCGCAAGCCCAAGGCGTGGGCATTGGCTGAAGATACGGCCCAGTTCTACCGATTCTCCACTGCGGCCCGGGCGCCGGAGACCGATATTGAGGCGCTTTTTGCGCGTTCTGGCGGAATAATCCGGTTCGCTGGCGCTGCGCTGACGGACCCGGAGACATTCGACTACATCGATCTGAACCCCGCATCCCCGCTCCAGCAACGCGCTGCGTTGGCCTTGCACAAGCGCACAAAGAAGCCGCTCGTCGTCACCAGCGACAACGCCTACCCGACAATGGCTGAATATCCAGCCTTCATGGCCATCATCGACGATGCGCGCGCGACGCCCCAGCACATTTTGTCGATGGCTGAGTTGCGCGCAACAATGCCGCTGCTCACGGACGCACAATTCAACAAGGCTGTCGCCAACGCACACGAGATCGCAGCACGCTGCGCCAGCACGCTGCCCACAGCGCCGCTAATCCATGTGGAAGGAGACCTGCGCGCGCTGGTGGAAGCGGGCAAGAAGAGCCGCATTGCACGCGGCCACATTGTCTGGTCCCCTGTGCACGACGAGCGGTTGGCGCATGAGTTGAAGATGATCGAGCTGAAGAAGTTCGAGAGCTACTTTCTGGTGGTGGCGGACTTGATTGCTTGGGCAAAGGAGCGCATGCTGGTCGGCCCAGGACGCGGCTCGTCTGCCGGTTCGTTGCTTTGCTACCTGATCGGCATCACCGAGGTGGACCCTCTGCCGCACGGATTGCTGTTCGAGCGATTCATCGATGTGACGCGCGACGACTTGCCCGACATCGACATCGACTTCAGCGACACGCGGCGCGAGATGTGCTTCACATACCTGTCGGAAAAGTATGGCGCGGAGAATGTGGCCCGCATCGGCAACATCAACACATTGAAGCCGCGCTCCGTGATGGCTGAGGTGTGCAAGCGCTTCGGCATCCCGGACAAGGACAGGTTCGATGTGATCAATGTGTTGATTGAATACTCCTCGGGCGACTCCCGCTACGGCAAGGGGCTCGAAGACACCATGAAGGAAACCGACAGCGGCAGGAAGTTCGCCGCCGCGCACCCGGAGGCACTCGTGCTGACGGAAGCTGAAAATCACGCATGGCACACCGGCGTGCACGCGGCAGGGGTGATCGTCTCCAACAAGGCGGTGAGCGACTACTGCACCGTGGGCGCGGACGGCGTGGCACAGATCGACAAGCCCGACTCGGAGGCGCTCAACCTTCTCAAGATTGACGCGCTCGGATTGCGCACGCTGGGCATCATCGAAGACTCCGGCGTGATCACGGCAGAGGAGCTGTATGCGTTGAAGCTGGACGACCCCGAGGTGTTCAAGATTTTCAATGAGCGCAAGTTCACCGGCGTGTTCCAGTTTGAAGGACAAAGCCAGCGCACAGTGAGCGCGCAGATCGAGATCAACGACTTCAAAACCGTCGACCACATCACCGCGCTGGCCCGCCCCGGTCCGTTGGGCGGGGGTGCCACTGGCAAGTACATCAACCGCAAGCGCGGCGACGAACCCGTCACCACCGCCCACCCCAAGTTGACCGAGATGTTGTCTGACACCTACGGGGTGGTGCTGTACCAAGAACAGGTCATGAGCATCGTGCGCGAGATCGGCAAGTTCTCTTGGGCCGAAACCACCATGATCCGCAAGGCCATGTCTGGCCGCAAAGGCAAGGAGTATTTCGACAAGCAAGGCGAGAAGTTCATCATCGGTGCCGCGCAGGACGGCATCAGCAAGCAAGACGCAGACGACATCTGGCACGAGATCTGTTCGTTCGGTGCGTGGGGCATGAACAAGTCGCACACCTGCGCCTACGCAACAATCAGCTACTGGTGCGCCTACATGAAGCGCTACCACCCGATTGCCTACTCAGCCTCTTGTCTGCGACACGCAAAGGACGACGAACAGACACTGGAGTTGTTGCGTGAGATGGACAGGGAGGGTGTCTCCTACACCGCATTCGACATCGACAAAGCCGGCACCAATTGGGCGGCTGTGGACGGCGTGCTGGTCGGCGGCTTCAACAATCTGATTGGCGTCGGCCCCTCCAAAGCTGCCGCTGCTGTCGCCGCGCGCAACTCAGGGAAGATGACCCCGGCGATGCGCGAAAAGTTGCTGGCGCTGCCGGTGAAGTTCAAGGACCTTTACCCGCTCAGCAAGATCTATGCCGACTGGCATGCGGACCCCGAGGCGCATGGCTGTCAGGTTGGCTCCGTCATCACGCTGGGCGACCGCATGCCGCCGCACGGAGACGTTCTGTATCTAGGACAGATCGACAAGAAGGAAATGAAGGACCACAACGAGACAGTCCGCGTCAACAAGCGCGGGGGCAAGCGCTTGCCCGGCCAAACGCTGTTCGCCGACATATTCCTGCGCGACGACACCGGAGTGCCAGTAACGCTGCGCATCGATCGCTTCGAATACGAGCCGCTGGGTCGGTTGGCGCTGGAGCGCTTGCAAGTGGGCGATGTGCTGCTGGTGCGCGGCAAGAAAATACCCGGCTACTCCATGATCAAGGCGCTCCGCGTCAAGTGCCTCAACCGCGAGGTGGATTTGCATGTCTAGGAAGCCAGAGCAACAGCTGTGGGACAGGATGCGCAAGGCGCTGAAGACGCACGGGATGCGACTGGAACGCATCGAGAATGTTGTCGCAGAAGGCATCCCGGATGTTTTGTCGCTGGCCGCTGGGTTGGTGACGTTTGTGGAGTTGAAGCAAGTCCTCAACCCGCCCAAGCGCCCCACCACCCGGCTGATCCCCAGCGGCAAAGGCTTGCGCCGCTCACAGCTCAACTGGCACCTAGAGTGGACGCGGCACCGGGGCAGAAGTCTCGTGATCGTTGGGGTCGACTCCAAGACCATATACGCCTTCCCCGGCAGCGACGCAGACCACATCAACGCGATGACGGAGGCGCAAATGGAGCTGTGTTGTGTCGCCAGGAGCTGGGACGAGGTTGCAAATTATTTAAAAGGACAGAAATGAAAACTCAAGGCATGCTCCACCAAGTCGAAGCTCTGCGCCGCTCCAATGGCAAGCGCGGATTCGCCTACCTCATGGAACAAGGCACAGGCAAGACGTGGACAATCCTCGCTGACACCGAGCGGCTCTACGCGGCAGGCTGCATCGACGCCCTATTCGTGATCGCGCCGCGTGGGGTGCACACCAACTGGGTGCGCCGCGAGATCCCGACTCACATCGGGGACGACGTGATCGCGCGCGCATGGCGCTCGGGTTGCGGCAAGGCCGAGCGCAAGCGGCTCGACGACCTGTTGGTGCCGCGTCAACCGGGCGAACCGATGAAGCTGCGCATCTTCGCCATCAACATTGATGCGATCTCGACAAAGGAGGGGTTGGAGTTCTCTCGCAAGTTCTTGCGCTCCACCAAAGCGCTGATGGCCATCGACGAGTCCTCCCGCATCAAGAACCCCAAGGCCAAGCGCACCGAAGTCATCATGTCGCTGTGCCACTTGGCCGAGTATCGGCGCATCGCCAGCGGCACCCCGATCACCAACGCTCCGATGGACATTTTCTCGCAGATGGAGTTTCTGGAGTCGGGCTTGCTGGGCACAACAAGCTTCCGCGCGTTCACTGCGGAGTACGCAGACCTCGTCGACTACAAAGCGATAGCGGACAACTCCCCCAAGGCGTTCTTAGACGAGGATTACTACCGCAACAAGGCCATGCTGAAGAAGAATCCTCGGCTCGCCTTCTCGCAGGTGGTGAAGAAAAACTCAGACGGCACGCCAGCTTGGAAAAATCTGGAGAAGCTGCAAGGGCTCTTGGCGCCGCATTCTTTCCGCGTGCTGAAGCGCGATTGCCTGGACTTGCCGGACAAGATCTATCAGAGCGTGTTCTTCGATCTCGCACCCAAGCAGCTCGCAGCCTACAAGATGCTGAAAGAGGAGCTGCGCATCGTGCTGGAGGACGAAACAGAGACCGCCGTGGCCCGGCTCGCCGCGATCGTTAAGCTGCAGCAGATCACCAGCGGCTTTGTGATGAAGCCGGACGGCTCGGGAATTCTTTATGTGAGCGAAGACAATCCCCGGCTGGACGCGCTGGTGGAGTTGATCGAGGATGTGCCCGGCAAAGTGATCGTTTGGGCGCGGTTCAAGGAGGAGCTCCGCGCTGTTGCAGAAGCTCTGCGCAAGGCTGGTCGCAAGGTTGTCGAGTACCATGGCGACGTGAAGGAGAAGGACCGAGAAATCGCCGTGGACAGCTTCCAGAGCGGCGACGCAGACGCGTTCGTCGGCCAGCCGCAATCCGGCGGCATCGGGTTGACGCTGACAGCGGCCAGCGCTGTGATCTACTACTCCAACGACTACAACTCCGAGACCCGCAAGCAAAGCGAAGACCGCGCACACCGCATCGGCACCAATGTGAATGTCGTGTACACGGACCTTATCGCCGCAGAGACGATCGACGAAGACATTGTGCGCGCGCTGGCCGCAAAGGACAAGTTGGCCGGGCAAATTCTGGGCGATCTGCGGTTGCCGTCTCCGGGGGATAATTGCGACGTAATTAAGAACGGATAACCCTGATATGAACAAAGTCTATGCTCCACAGCAGCCTAGTCGCTTCAACACCACACTCAACATGTGGGTCCCGACGATGAACATGCAACCCGCGCGCAAGTTTGGCGAATTGGTCGTCTTGTTGCCGCCGGACGCCAACCGGCTGCACACCGCGCCGCTGCTCTCCACGCTCAAGGAGCGCATGGAAACCTTTGATGCGGAGGACTGGTTGATTTGCGTTGGTGACCCTTCGCTGATCGCTGCCGCTGCGTGCATCGCCACGCGCAAAACCGGCGGCTTGCTGCGGCTCCTGAAGTGGGACCGCATGGCCTCTGATTACATTTCGACGGAGATGAAGATATGATAGACTTTTCAGAAGACGCGAAAAACGACGTCGCGCCAACCACAACGCTGGAACGCATCACGGACCTTTCACAGCAACTCGTCGCGGCGATAAAGGAGGTCGAAAAGGCCGACACCGCGCTCAAGCAAGCCAAGGGCCGCCAACGCCAGCTCGAAGAGAACGATCTTCCAGAGCTGATGCGCGAGCTCGGTGTGACCGACATAAAACTCAAAGACGGCTCTGCCGTGAAGGTGGTGGACGAGGTGCAGTGCTCCATCACCGAAGCCAACCGCCCCCGCGCTCATGCGTGGCTGGTGAACCATGGCTTTGGCGGGCTGATAAACACCAATGTGGTCGTCGCTTTTGCGCGCGACGAACGCGAGCAGGCTGTGGATTGTGCAAAGACGATCGCCGACAGCACCGGGCGCAACGCAGAGGTGGCGGAAAGCGTGCACGCGCAGACACTGAAGTCCTTTGTGAAGGAGCAGCTCGCACTCGGCACCCCGCTGCCGACGGCCCTGTTCGGAATCCATCCCTACGCAAAGGCAAAGATCACCGCCCCCAAGGGCAAGTAATTCTGGCAACGTCCGCCGCCAGCTTTAAGTGCGGACAAAATGGAGTTATCAATCATGGCTACAGCCAACAAAAAAACTGAGAATGCAACCGAAACAAAGCCACCAGAAACGGGCTTGGTCGCGAACGCCGCCAACACAGCCTTGGCGATCGCAGACGCAGACTTCGCGGCAGACGCTGGCGCGGGCATGGAAGGGGCGACCTCCGAGTCGTTCGCCATTCCCTTTGTCGGTGTGCTGCAAAAAACCTCGCCGCAGGTGGACGAAGCTGACGGCGCTTATGTCGAAGGCGCCAAAGCTGGCATGTTCTTCGAGAACGTCACAGGCAACCTGCTGGACGGCAAGAGCGGCATCACCATCGTGCCTTGCGCCTATCGCCGCGTCTTCTTGCGCTGGGGTCCGCGCAATGGCGAAGGTGCCGGGTTCAAGGGCGAGATGCTGCCCGAAGTGGTCGCCCAGATGCGCGCAGACGGCAAGATTGTGGATTTGGACGGCAAGCTGTTCTTCCCGTTGGCAGACGGCTCCGTCAACAAGGACAAGTGCGACCGGGTCGCCGACACGCGCAACCACTATGTTCTGTTGGTCGACGAAAAAACCGGCATCTGGACTCAGGCGTTGATGTCGCTGACCTCCACCCAGATCAAGAAGTCCAAAATGCTGATGAGCGCGCTGGCATCCGTCAAGTTGCAAGGTCCGACCGGTATGTACACGCCGCCAACCTTCGCCAACAACGTGAAGGCCACCACCATCCCCGAATCCAACGACAAGGGCACATGGCACGGCGTTAAGTTCGAGTTGGTGGGTCGGGTTGCGCGGCCTGAGATCTACGCCGCAGCCAAGGCATTCCACGCCTCTGTGGCCAAGGGCACCGTCGAGGTCAAGTACGAAGGCGCAGAGGTCGGCGAACCCGGCGGAGACGCTGGCGGATTCTGACCCCGGCTGAGGCCTGAAAATCCCGCCTAGAAAAATATTTTTGTTCTAGGCGGGATTTCTGCTTTTATAAGAGCATAATTCGCTCACCCCGATGTTTTTGTCGGGAATCAGAAAGGAAAACGTCATGGACCAACACGAGTTTCAAGAACAACAACGCAACGTGACCGAGAGGCAACGTGAGTTGGAGAAGCGGCAGCGCGTAACGCACACACCAGGACCTTGGCGCATCGGGATGCGTAATGGTGCAAACTCCAATTTGGTGTACGCTCACAATGGCGTTGACCAGTACCACGACGACGCGATTTGCAGCGTTTATGGAATGTACCAGCACGCGGAGATCAGCGCTCAGAAGGAGAATTCCGGACTGGCAAATGCCCGATTGATCGCTGCTGCGCCTGATTTGTTGGATGCTCTGAAGAAGATCATGGCGGTCACGATTTTTCGCGCAGACGATCTCACCGGCGAACAAGTCGAGGCTTGGACAAAAGCTCGCACCGCCATCGCAAAAGCCACAGGCGGTGCAGCATGACACCCCTAGAACAACTCCACCGCGATCTCGGCTCGCCGAGCTGGTTCTGGCCGGTCGTTCTTTTGCTGTTGCTTTGTGTCTTTGTTTTCGCTGGCGCAGCGATCGATGCTGAGTGAACAGCGATGAATTGTCCAAATTGTAACGAGCCGCGCATGCTGACAACGGAGACATTCAGCTTGCCCGCGCTCACGATCAGAACCAAAAAGTGCCGCGTGTGCGCCTGGACCTTCACGAGCCGTGAAGAGATTTGCGACGACGTGGTTGTGCCCAACTCGGTCCGCCGTGCAAAGCGTGGCGCGCCAACAAAGGAGAAGAGTGATGCTTGATGAAGAGGAAGACAGCAACTCCCCATGGAGCCTTTTCGACCAGTTTCTGGGTTTCTTGCGGAATGTTTTTGCGGCGGTCGGCGTAACAGCGACGATCATGTTTTTTGTCGGCTATTCTTGGATAAGGTGATCATCATGAGCTACACAACAGCATTGCTGCTCGCCGCGATTCTCTGCGGCTGCGGCGGAACACAAGCGCGACCGACCAACGTCTGTCTGCAACCCAGCGACGGCCCGGTTTACATGGCTGGGTGCGACGTGAGCGTGCTGACTTCCAACAAGGTGGACGTCGCCGCGAACGTCGCACAACAAGCCAGCGTGCCCGGCGAGATGATTCTGTGGGCTGGGAAGAAACAAAATTGGGAGCGCACCGTCGCCCAGTTCCCCGCCATCGTGGCCGAGTCCAAGAAATACCCTGGCAAATTCAACTGGGTCTATCTGTACGACGAAATCGGTTGGTGCCCAACCGGGTTGTGTTGGTTCGACCACGAAGACAAGGTGCTGGAGGGTGCCGCGTATGCGCGCGCTGCTGGGTTGAAAACGCTGGTGACGATCCTGCCAGACGTGATCCTGGATCCGCGCTTTGCGCTCAAGAACATCAACGCCTACGACGGCATCAACATTGATGTGTACCCGAGCATACGCCCAACGGTGCCGGACTTCGGAACCTGCAGGTTCAGCGGCAACCACTTGGAGAATCTGTTTTACTGTGCATCGCAGAAATTGCGCCAGCAAGGCTTCACCGGGCAGATCGGCTACATCTACCAAGGCTTCGGGTTGCGCGGCGAGTCGCATGAACATCGCATGGCGTACTTGATGCAGCAGCGCCAAGCGATCGACAACGCAGCCGCGATGGGCGCCACAGCGGTGATGGCCTTTGGGGTTGTCTTGGGCGCGGAAGAGCAGGCTGCAGAGCCAATCCTAGAACCTTTCGGTGGCACTCCGTATGCACCTTGGGTCGCACCTTGATTGGAGAACAACATGTGTCTGTGCCGTGTCTGTACCGGGCGATGGTGGATGACTGACGATATTTAACCAAGGAATAAAAGTGAACCCTCAAATTAAAAACAGATTTACTGGCGCCGTGATTTACGAAGGTGAATCAGGCATGACAACCCGAGCAATGCTAGAAAAAGCAACTATCGCTAAAGCGAACTTGCGTGGCGCGGACTTGGGTGGCGCGGACTTGTGTGGCGCGGACTTGTGTGACGCGAACTTGGGTGGCGCGAACTTGCGTGGCGCGAACTTGTGTGGCGCGAACTTGTGTGGCGCGAACTTGTGTGACGCGAACTTGGGTGGCGCGAACTTGTGTGGCGCGAACTTGGGTGGCGCGAACTTGGGTGGCGCGAACTTGTGTGGCGCGAACTTGGGTGGCGCGAACTTGCGTGGCGCGAACTTGCGTGGCGCGAACTTGGGTGAAAAGTTTGGCAAGTTGCTAACTGGCAGGTCGTTCTTCCAGTGCGGCCCACTCGGTTCACGCGCTGATTACCTTTTGTCATTCGCCACAGACAAAGGCTTGGTAATCAAGACTGGTTGCTTCACGGGATTCATAGACGAGTTTGCCGCTGCCGTAGAAACGACACATGGAGACACCGATCACGGAAAAGAGTACGCGATGGCTATTTTGATGATCGAAGCGCACGCTGCGATTTGGGCTAAAGATTGATTGGAGATTGAAATGCTTTTGACTGTTGAAGAAATTGGCAACATTGCCGAAGTGACGGGCGAACGCGAAGGCGCTCACACCTTTGCCGTAGCACTTGAAATAAAGCTGATCGAAAAGCTGTGCGCAGGGGTGGAGATGCCGGAGCCTGTCGGCAAGGTGATTGAATCTGAGGTTGCACCCGGCTACATAGACGGACCAAATGGCAGCAGCATTTGGACCAGAGAAAAGCATATTGCTCTAAAGGTCGAAGCGACTCACGATCAAGACTTTGGGGCAAGCATCTACACCGCCGACCAACTCCGCGCATACGGTGCAGCGTGCAGGTTAAAGGCTCTGGAGGATGCGGTGGAAGCGATTGATGACGAATGCCGCGATCGTGTTGTCACTGCAAGTGATTGCATCGACATTATCCGCGCCCTGAAAGGTGAAGCATGACCGAAGAAGCCAAAGATGTTATTGCCGTTGTTGCGTTCGCCGTTGTGATCGCAGCCATTGTGTTTGCTACTGGCGTAGGTGCTGGAAGATCACAAGTGTGTGCCGACATGGGAGCTGAGTACCACAAAGGCAAGTGTGTTGTCGTTGAACGTAAAGAGGTGAAACTATGAACGAATTCAAGAAGTGGTTGGCCGAGCCAGAACGTGTATTCAACACGCTGTCCATATTTCTGGGTGGTTGGACGGTGGGGTTCTTGGTGCGGGGGTGTGTATGACGTTCACCATCTGCCGCTACCGGCTAGACAGCTACTACTCACCAACATTCTGCGGATTGGATTACTGAAATGACCGACACACAAAACCCAACATACTTCTGCCCTCAGTGTGGCAGCGAAGATGTAGCAGTGACAGTCGAGCAAATGTTCATGGTTAACACGGGCTCTCACTATTGCCATAGCGTTAAGACGCAGGACTCGGATGCAAAAGCAACTTGTTTGGGTTGCAGATGGGAAGGTCGCCGCGATGAATTGCAGGAGGAAATGAAATGACCGACCACACCGACCTGATAGCGCGGTTGCGCGAAGCTGAAGCCGAGCAGCGCGAGGTTGCACACGGTATGGATATGGACCCAAAGAAGACCATCAACTGGGAACATGCCGACTGCATAAAAGAAGGGATAGACGCACTTGAAGCCGCGCGCGCTGAGATTGAGCGGCTGAAAGAGGAAGAGCAAGCATCGCAACTGCATCTCGAACGCGCTTGTAGGGCAATGGGCGCAGCCCTTGCGCGGCTGGCTGAGTTGGGGAAGCAGGAGCCAGTGGCTATAGCAAAGTGTAAGGTTGTACATGGGCACAACTGTCAGTGGTTAAACCGAACACGACATGGCATGGACACACTGCGCGATGGCGATAAGGTCTACGCAGCAGCAGGCGCATCCCCTGTGCAGCCAAGCCAGCCACTGTTCAAAGAAATAATCGACAAGCACCAAGGCCTTGCAGAGGAACTGCGGGAGCTGGATAGTCAACCAACGAAAGGCGATCAACATGAGCAGCAAACACGACCCGAAATGGATGCAGTGGGCGGACGACAACCCGTGGAAGGCGCAAGCCCTGTGTTTACTGGTAATAGCGCTGATCTGGTTTCCAGCATTACTGCTCTCCTAGCTCTGGATGCTGATTGCGCTCTTGTGCCGCATGGCATTGGTGGACATGCTCGGACTCTGCTAACAGCGGCAGCAAAGGCGCTGGAAGAGCAGCCAAGCCCGGTGTGGGTTGGGGAGCCGGAGAAGGCTGTGAAGCTCTCCGACATGGTGCCATTCATACATCCAAAGTTCGGTAATGGCCGGTTTGTTATTGATGATTGCTTTCCCGTATTGCTTTTCGCGCCACAACAGGCGGCAGCGCAGCCAAGCCAAGCGCGGGAGCATGTCGCCACTGTAAACAGAACAGCGTATGGCTTTGTCGAGTGGATCGGCATCCCAAAATTGAAGGACGGGACCAAACTTTATACGATAAGTGACCCGCAGGTGTCTGACCGAGCGCAGCCAAGCCAGGCGCGGGTGGTGGAGCCTGTTGCGCCGGAAATTGAATCGGTCTTGGAAAAATGGGAGAAGTGGGCGCTTTCAACAGAGCTTGATGACAGGAACCATGACCTTGTTGACGCGCTGGCAGATATACGGGCCTCGCGAAATGTCGCAGAGGAATCTCTAGTCAAGGTGTTGCAGGCATGCAATGAATACCTGCCGCCAGATGGCATAGATGCGAAGGCTTGCATTTCCAAGATTCTTGCGATTGTTGACCCATGGCCTTTGAAAGCCACCCCACAGGCCGCAGCCATCAATGCTAAGGAGTTGAAATGACACAGCGCGAAGAATTTGAGGCGTGGAAAAAGCTCAACAACGCTCTGGGTTATGGCCTCTCACGCAACAACGCACCGGGGTCTGACCTCGACGGGTATCAGAACGCCTACACGCAGGGGCAGTGGCAGGCATGGCAAGCAGCACAAGCGTATGGATTTGAAGGAGAAAACAGAATGAGCAAGCAAGTTATGCAGCGAGCATTGGATGCTTTGTGGGTCGCAACAGAACACAACGCACTGCACTTTGACGAGAACCACAACACAGTCGTTCAAGGTCGTTCCGCAATATCAGAACTACGCGCTGAGATTGTGAAGCCGGAGGTAGAGCCTGTTGCGTGGGTGCTGTTCCGTAAAGACGAAGACGGCCTTGAGCCAGTCCAGTTCTGCTGCGGTAAAGAAAAGCCGGAAGGCGAGTTCAAGGACAGGTTTGAATTGCGCTCTGTCCACGTATCCCCGCCCGACACCGAAGCGATGCGCCGGGATGCCGAGCGGTATCGGTGGCTGCGCGATGAGTGCCGAGACTCGGATATAAAAGCGGGGATTGTGTGGATAGGTCAAGGTGTTGGGATAGACGCTGCTATCGACGCAGCCATCAACGCCAAGGAGTCCAAATGATCGAACCTTGGTACATCAGGCTGCGATTCTGGTTGTGCGAAAAGACGGGCCACATAGGAGCGCGTAGCGGCTGGATTTACAACGACCACTACCACAGCGAATGCAAGACTTGCAGACGCATCATCAGCACGCCATGTAAGGAGCAGAAATGACACAAAAAGAAGCCAAAAAGATCATGCTCTGGAGAGCCATCGAGCGTTACCGCAAATCAATCGGTGGCGAGAGCGAGAACCACCATACCGAGGCTCTGCATGAATACATCGACGACATGCTGGATGTGAGCGAAATGGACGAAGTTGCCCAACGGTTTGCCCACCCCCTAGCGCTTGAGCTTGAGTGTGTGCTGGCAGACAGGAATGCCAACTGGGACCGAGCCATGAATGTGATTGGCGAGTACCGCAGTGCGATGGATGCGATCCACGAACAGCACAGTCCGACATTTATGGGGGAGCCACGACTATGACACAAGGAACACCAGCATCAAGTCAAATCATTTGGCTTGAAGGTCGCGTTGCAGAGCTTGAGTCTCAAATGCAAGGCTTGTCAAACGAGATCAATGACTTCCAAAACACCATCGAACGCCAGAAGCGCGAGATACATGAACTGCAATGCCAGCAGGACACGCCGCTTGCTTTCTACGACATATCACACGATGAAGATGGTGAGGTCGAATATGAGTTCAGCGTGTATCCGAGGCCGGGATTCAAGCCTCTGTACACGCAGGCGATTGCACAAGCCGCGCAGCCAGCACATACACGCGCAATCGACACATCGCCGGAACGTGTCGAAGAACAGGCGGGAAATGTAAAGGTGCCGGAAGGCTGGAAGCTGGTGCCGGTGGAGCCGATTGAGGCGATGTGGTCCATGCTTGCACGGGACATTGTGTTCTGGTTGTACTCAACACGCTCCCCGCACTACGGTTCAGAGCTACACACCTTTTTGCGGAACTGCGGTACACCTATTCCCAATTGGTTAGCCAAGGAAATACCAGACGTAGACCACACCCCGCCGAAAGGCACTGTTGCAGTCTGCATCTACAAAGCCATGCTATCCGCAGCACCCAGCACAAAGGAGGATGTATGAGCAAGCAAGTTATGCAGCGAGCATTGGATGCGTTGGAGGACCGGATGGGCAATCTGGCAAAGGCTGATGCCGCCATCGCAGAACTACGCGCTGAGATTGCGAAGCCGGATGTTGAGCCTGTTGGTTACTTCTACTTTGACAGGGATGACTTTACTTACAAACAGGCGAAAGACAAGATTAGTTTTCCGTCCTGTATCAAGTTGTACACCGCCCTACCAGACACCGAAGCGATGCGCCGGGATGCTGAACTTGGCCGGGTAGCAATGCGATTCGTGGACCGCGCTGGCGATGTTCACCCCGGCATAGATGATGCTGAAACGATCTGCGCTGATTTCTACAAAGCGATGTGTGCAGCTATTGAAGCGCAAGGGGGTGGGGTATGAACCCTGAACGCATTACCTGCGCTGTGTGTCAAACGCCAGTGCAGCGAACCGAATGGTGGGACGAGCGCGAAACAAATAGCCGCGTATTGCGCGTGCATTGCCACGGAGCAACGCAAGAAATGAGGTTGACCATGAAGAGCATTGAACTGGGAACACTTCAGGCGCTTGAACATGCACAAGGAGTGGCTTTTGAAACTGTCGCACAACTTGGGAAAGACCTTTGAAAAAGGAACAGAACAAATGAATCTGCCGCAGCCAGATCACCAGATGCCGTGGAGCTGCGAATTTTGCGGCTACGTCGGACAAACCGGACCTGTGCATTATCACCCGCGCGCCGCGCAAGGACACCTCTGTCCAAAGTCAGCCAAGGGCGGCGAGCGCTACTACAGCGAAGCGCTTGTGCGCAGCATCATCGATCGGCTCACCAGGATCACTCCTCCTGCTGCTCCAGAACACCCGTGCTGAGCAGCATCTGAGAAAGCGCACCGAGTTGCTCCGGCGTCATCTTGCCGAGCTTGGAAGGGTCCTTGGCGAATTGCTGTTGGTACCACTTGCTGAGCAGTAAATTGCGCACGGGCGAGCGCAACAGCGGGACGCCGCCCGCCAACAGCCCAGAGGCGTTGCCCGTCGCTCCATGGCCGAGAGCGGATGCGATCGGAACCGCAAACGCCTCTATCGCAGACACCCCAGGCGTCGGAGCGCCTGCGCTGGGCTTTGTGAGCTGTGGGTAAGCCTTGGCGAACTTGGCGATGAGTTCTTGGTCGCCGGAGAGCGGCTTGCCAGCGTTCATGCGTTGGGCGAACACTTGCGCGTTGACGTCGCCAGTGCCAGGGTTGAGCGCCTTCTCCAGTGTGTGTAGTTGAGCGATCTCTTGTCGAGATGCGCGCAATTGCGGCACCACGTTGCTCGGGCCGAACTGCAACAGGTGGTCGTCAATCAACCCTTCTATCGCCTTGGAGCTGGCCAACTGAGCCTTGCCCAAGGCTTGGGAGCCTTGATCGCTGCCGTATGGCGCGTTGGCGGTTTGGTTGCCGGATTCGCGCAGCTGCTTGATGAGGCGGTTGGCTTCTGCGCCAGTCATGTTGCCGGAGGTCAGCTCCGACGCAAGCTCGTTGACCCTTGGGAATCGCAGCGAGCTGACGCGGCTGTCTTGATTGCCGTATTGATTCTCGATGTCTTTTATCTTGCCGACATATCCGGGCGTGATCTGCATCTCGCCGATCTGGTCTATCGGTGCGTACCCGAGCCGCCCCGCATCTGCGCGCAACCGGGCGAGACCTTCGTGTGTGGCTTGTTCGCCAGCAGGCAGCTTTGTGCCGCGCAAAGCGACGCGATTTGTGACCTCTTGGTTGCGAGCCAGCGCGTCCTGGTTCAACGCGGCTTTGCCGGCGACACTTTCCAGCCGCGCATTCAGCCATCCTGCACCAGCTTGGCTCGGTGGTGTGACGTAGCCTTCAGCTTGCGCGGCGCGCAGCGTTTTGGCTTTCTGCGTTTCGACGGGCTTTATCCTCGGAGCCGCGGCGATCGCTGGCCCCATGCTGGCCAACACCGCCAGCGGAACAGAACCGGTCTTCTCGCCGACAAACTTCCCGGCGAGTGCGCCTGCCACGTTGGTCGCGGTTTGCGCGAGCGCGGCCTTGCCGCTGCCCGGCACAGCGAGTGTTGGTAGAGCAGAGCCAGCGGCCTGCAGATAGCCACCTTCATAATCAGGATTTTGCGCGCGGACCATCTTCTCTGGGGTTGCGCGGATTAGATTTTCGCCAGACCCGGCAACCTCTGCTCTGTCGCGCAACTGCAGCATCTCTGGGGCTGGTTTGCCGGTGATGGCGGTGTACGGAGCGCCGATCGCGGCTTTGCCCAGATCGATGACGTTGGCGACCGTGTCCACAGGCAGACCAGCAAGGCGCAGCAAGCCTTGGTTGAAGCCGGTTGCCAAGGCATTGAGCTTATCCGCCCAGGAGGTGCGATCCTGTGGTGTTTCTGGTGCTTTTTGCGGAGTGCCGGAGAGCTGGGCCAGCCCGGCGTCAGAAAGCTTCGTCAAATCGCCCGACTGCAGCGCCGCGAGGTCTGCGTCCGACAGCTTGGACAGATCCATATTATTGGCCTTTCTTGCGTCTTGCGATTTCTGCTGCGATTGCGTCCGCAGAAGGCATGCCCGGAACAGCGGCTGGCGCGCCAGCAGCGGCCTTGTCTCCGTGCTTCAGATTGTAGGCTTCGCGCATGCGCTCTTTGGCCTTCTCGGTGTAGTCGATTATCTTCGACAGCCCCTTTTGGAATTGTTCTAGCGACTGAGCCTTGTCCAACGCGGCCAAGTTCGCCTGCAGCATCGCAAGTTCTTTCTCGGAAACTGCGCCCAGCGCGCCGCCTGTCTTGGACTGGTTCTTCATGTCCTGCAACACACCGAATGCGACCTGCGACTTCAGTGTGCCGAGCAGCGCCTCCGCGTCTGCCGCCTTGCCGCCGGGGATGTTGGGTAGCGAGCCTTGCAACCCTGTGATGCCCGGCAACCCGGGGTGCGTTAGAACTTGATTGGCCGCTGCTGCGAGCCGGTCGAAGCTGGACATCGCACCACTCAGCGCATTGGAGTCCGCATTCAGCGCGCCAGCGATCTTCTGGTCTGCTGGACCACCCTTAACGGCCACCAGCGTCGGTATGCCGTCTCCCCCGACAGGACCCCAAGCATATCCGCTAGGAGCCTTGTCTGCGTTTTGCTTTGTCAGCGCGCGGTTGGCACGCCCCTCTTCCGCGATCGATTCGCGAGACGCTCGGTCTGCCGCAGCACGCTCGTTGACAGCGGCTTGGTTGGCGGCAGCGAGCGCAGCACGCTCTTGCGCGGCTTGTTGAGCGGCTTGCGCTTGCGCCTGTTGAGCTTGGCGTTGTGCCTCCATGCGGTATGCGGCTTGCTCTTCGCGGGTTTGTTGTGCAGCGATCTGTTGCATGATCAGCGGCGTGTATTGTGCGCGCAACTTCTGTTGGTTGAGCTTCTGCTCCATCATGGCATCCGCCACGTTGGAGGCAACCTCCCCAAAGGAGCCGAACCCGGTGGGCTTGCCCAGCGCCGATGCGAGCGCCAGATACTTTGAGCTGGAGTCGTCTTGTGGAACGAACTTCGCCAACATCTCGGCGATGTCGACTTGTTGGCGCGGCTCTGGTTGAGCGAGCGCCACAGAGGAAAGTGGACCAGAGCCGCGGACATCGACAGCGGCGCGAGGTTTTGGAGCGACTTCGGCTCTGGTCAGAGGGCCGACCGCGCCGCCGTAGCTGCTCTCGTCGTCTTTGAAGACTGTGCCCTGCGTAGCTGCTTTGATACCTAGCCCAGCATCTGGGGCAAATACAAAATACGGCG